ACAGATTATTCATAAAGATAAGTTTGACGGCGAACTCATATCTCAAATACTTATGACAGATGACAAAATAGAAACTGTTTATAAGAAAAAAGCAAAAGTAACTATGGAAGATGACCATATCACCAGTGAAACAGAAAAATGCAAAGTGGAAATGAAAGCCGATGAACTTACAGCAAAAAATAGCAAGGTAACTGTAAAACTTAAAGATAATAAAGCGTCTGTAAATAATGGCAGTAAAAGTCTGTATACGATTTTACATAATTATTTTCAAGCGTGGCAGACAAATAAACCAGCGACTACTGGCAGTCCTGCTACTCATTTTCTTAATCCTGCGATTGAAACAGCAGTAATACAAGCTGATACCGATCTCGGTATGTTATTGGAGGCGTGATGGCTTTAGTAGCTTTGACCTTACAGGCAAATTTACTCAAAACATATCTGGCAATGAATAACATTGTTGAGGGTGGAGACGAGTATCAAGCAAAGAATGTTGCTAAAGACATAAAAGATTTTATTCTCACAGGTAAAACAGTTACAACGGATTCTGGTGCTGCTCCTGCTGGTACTTATGCAGGCGCAAGCGATGGAACAATGACTATAGACGCTTCACAACTTGAAAAAGATTTGTTAAATACATTTAACGCAAAGTATGGAGATGATGATTTAGCAGACCATATAGCAACTGATATTGACAACGCTTGTAAAGCAAATGATACGGTACAAGCAACATCGAAAGGAATTGTAACAACTCCAAGCGGCGCAACTTCCAATTTTTCCGGCTCTGCTGTTGGAAAGTTTACAGGAGTAAAAGCACTTATTTCCACACCGCTAAAGACGTGTTTTAGTTCTATGACTTCAATGCTGACAGGTGGAAATGAATTATACGCACAAGTTCTAGCAACAGCAATAGACGCTTATTTGAAAGCAGGAAATATATCAGTTCAATTAAAATCACCGTTTTTATCCGGTTCAGGGAGTGGAAAAATAGCATGAAAAGTTTACTCCTTGAACAAAATAAAAATAAATTCGCTGTCAAAGACCATCGTTGGCGGTTTACAGAGACACGTCTTGAATATGTGGCACAAAAAATACGGCATACTATTTCAATTTTTAAGGGTGAATGGTTTATGGATACAAGGTTGGGTATCCCTTACATACCAGACGAAAATGTAAACAAAAATATGCACCGCCGAATGATTGAAACAGCTTTACAGGTTCGTATAGGAGAAATAGACGGCGTTAAAAAGTTTATTTCTTTTAACTCCTTTGTTGATAAAGCAACAAGGAAATTAACTGTTGAATTTACGGTTCAGATTGATACTGGAGAAACTTACAGCCATACAGAGGAGATAGGAGGATAAAAAATGGAATACGGATTAACAGATAAAGGGTTTGTGATAAAACCTTTTGAAATAATATTACAGGAAGAACAAGACAATTTCAGAACAGCTTTTGGCAACGATATTGATTTATCAGATACCAGTATTGAAGGTGTTTATGTTCGGAATCAGGCATTGAAGCGGTCTCAATTATGGCAACAGTTAGGAAAACTTTATGCCATTGGCGATGTTGATGATTCATTCGGAGTATACCTTGACCGACTGGTAAACCTTGTAAATGTGGAAAGACTTCCGGCAAGCGCGACATTAGTATATCAATGTTTATGGGCAGAGGAAGGTACAAGAATACCGCAGGGACATTTATTGCGTCTTGACAATGGACAAACTTTCAGAATTGATGAAGCTGTTGCAAAAGTTGACGGAGAAATAATAGTATCTCGCAGACAATTACTTGGCTTTCTGCTTTCAGTAAGTGAAGTTACCGCAGGTCATTCCTACCAACTACAAATTAATTCTGCAATTATCACCTACACCGCAACGGAAGGCGATGAAGAAGAACAAATACAAAACGGTATCGCAGAAGCCTTAAATACTGCTTATCCAGGAGTATTTGAAACGCAAAATACTGATGACGGATTATTAGTTCATTCACGAACAGGCATAGAGGCTTTTTCAATGTCATCTTCTGATAACAGCCTTGAGTTTCCATTGCTTGGCTTTTTTGCCGCATATAAAGCAACAGTAACAGGTTCTGTAATTGTTTCCATTGGTGCGCTCAATGAAATAGTAACAAAGGTAAATGGACTTGAATCCGTTATAAATTATGCTTCCGGCATTACTGGACGCGCAATGGAGAGCGATACAGAACTTAGAATGAATCTGGCAACTCGTCAGAAACAAGCAACGGCAAATGAAGTTGCTATTCAAAACGAAATATTAAAAGTACCCGGCGTTGAATATGTCCGTGTTTACTCCAATCGTGAGATTGTAGTTATAAATAGCAGACCGCCGAAAAGCTATGAGGCTGTTGTTGTCGGAGGCGATGAACAGGCAATAGCAGAGAAAATATTTGAGAAGGGACCAGCCGGAATACAGGCATTTGGCAAAATTATAAAAGATGTTCTCGATAGTGAGGGCTTTCATTGGGATATAGGTTTTTCAAGACCAATAAATAAATATATCTGGATAAAAATTGAATATACGCGAAACCTTGAAGAAGATTTGCCAATGGATATTGTGAGTGCAATACAAAACAATATCATCACATGGGGAGATAATGCGCTCGGTGTTGGCGTTGACCTTATTTTCCAAAGAATGTTCCGACCAGTATTTGATGTTAGCGGCATAGGCTTTGTTGAAATAAAAGTTGCTGTTACAGAGGATTTGACACCGCCAACGCCGGAAGATTACAGGAGTGAGAATATTGAAATAAGCGAGGTTGAAATCGCTGTAATTGACAAGAGTAGAATCTTTGTTTCGGAGAACACTTAATGAAAGATTTTGAAAAGATAGATTGGAAAAATTATAATAAACCACCTTTCTATCAGCAATGGTTATGTAAAGACGAAACTCTTAAATTGACAACCTTCGGAGACAAAGGATTATGTGAAGTTGATAAAAATATACTATCTCTTAAAGACCAATGGGATTTGGACAATGTAGAAGGAAGTTTTTTAGACCGAATAGGAAAAGTATTAACAGAACAGCGGAACGGAAACACCGATGAACATTACAGGGTAGTTCTTAATCTTCGTAAACTTCTTAATACCAATGACGCTACAGTTCCCGACATTATTAAAGCGATAAAATATTTATATTCATCAGAGGTTGTTCATATAGTGCCGGACTATCCTGCTGGCTTAATAATTGAACACGATGGCGAAGGAACGCCGGGATTAAACTTCAACAGGATACTTGCCGAAGTTGTTGCGGCTGGTGTTTCATTCTCAACAAAAGAATTATTTGATTTTACAGACGAATTTATTGTTACTGATAAATTGACTTTATCAGTACGCAGAATAACAAGAGATACTTTTCAAAACGGTCTTAAATATAATGGACGCGGCAAATATGACGGACATACTCTTAATGATTTGAAGTTTGTGGTTCTCAAACACGATGGAACATACAAATATAATGGCTTTATTCAATACAGTAGAACAAGAGAAGAAACGCCAGATACATTTGTCGCTATTCCCTTCAAACATAGTAACGGAATCAGGGAAATACTCAAAATGTATATTCCTCAAAACTTTACAGATAACGCAAAATCAATAACAAAGTATAACGGAGTACCAAGACATAACGGAGTAAAAAATTATTCTGGTTATGGAGAAAATAGTGCTTATGATGTTTTAAGAAACACTATAAAAACTATTTTATCAGATAGTGAAACAACGGCAGATGATCTGACCGTTCAAATAAATAAGCCGCTTAATGAACATTTTACTACTCATAACAGGCATGACGGATTTTTTAACTTCAACGGAGAAACAAAATACCGCGCCGCAAATGAAAGATTTTCTATGGAAGGGGAAAAGACTTCTATTGCGGATACGGTAGATTGTGCTGATGACTTTAGTATTGGCAAGCGTTTCCTGCGGAAGTTTAATGGCGCATACCGCTATGATAGTGCAATTTTCTATAACGGCAATGTATTAATACCAGTGTAGGAGGAAAGACATGGTAAAGTGGAAAGACGAAGTTTGTCTGCGCGGCGTTTTCAAAATGAAGGTCTTTAAGGGTGAAGGAGAAAACAAAAAACTCATTGAAACCGTTGAAGAAAATAATTTGATTGTCAACCTTGCGCGAGAGACAATGGCTCACCTTATCGCAGGTGATGGAGCAAACAGGCAAATGAAATATATCTCATTTGGAACAAATGGCACTACTCCAACGGTAGATGATACAGCGATTACAAACGCTTTCACAAAACCGATAGGTGTTATTTTCAATTTGCCTATAGGTCAAGCAACCTTTGAGTGGAGGCTTACTACAGCCGAAGCCAACGGAATGGCAATCATGGAGTTTGGTATGTTGACTGCTGACAGTAAATTATTCTGCCGCAGAACAAGAACAACACCAATTAACAAACAAAACGACATTTCCCTTGAAGGGTCATGGACGATTCAATTTTAATACAGGAGGATATTATGGCGAATTTACCTGAACAATCGGTATGGAGAGAGGGAATATACCAATTAGATGTAAATGACGATGTTCGAGGCGGTCCACTTGAAGAAGGTGGTATTTCAAATCTGCAAGCAAAACAACTTGCAGACCGTACATTGTTTTTGAAAGAAAAACACGAGGAAGCTGTTGAAGATTTACAGGAACAGATTACTCAAATGCAGGGACGCGGTGGATATTTAACCGCACACGATTTTGGAACTCCGAATCCAACACAACAACAGTTGACCGATTATGCGTTATTGCAGATTGGGCAGACAGACCAGATTTTGATATGGGATAAAACTCACGTCAAGAACATGAACAATGGTCATGTGTGGGTATTGAACAACACACCTGATACAGAGCCGCCGATATTTGAATGGATTGATGACGGACTAGACAGCGTGAGCGTTGCAAATAACGAAGGGCAGTTAGGTATCGTTACCGGAAGTCTTGAAGCCGATGGTGTCTATATTGACGCTCAAGGAAAAATGCGTATAAGCGCGTTCAATACTTTTAACGCACCTATGGTTGAAGGTTTGGGAAGGGACTTGATGAAAGTCTTTACTGGACATGGAATTGAAGAAATGACAACACAATCCCTGCGTAAAGAGGCTGTTGAAGAAACAATGGCTGCTATTGAAATATTGCATAACAACATTGGACAGTTTGATGGAAGCGGCATAGCGCAGTATCAAAAAGTCAACATTGCAGACTTCTTAGACGGCATGGATTTGGACGGAATTGCACCAACCGCTGGCGGTTCTGCGCCGGAACAGTGGAACAATACATATAAAAATAATCGTATCGTTATTGCTGGCTTCAATACTTATAAGGGTATGGGTTCAACAGAAAACACAAAGAACCATATCCTTTTTGTAACAAGACATTGTATTGGAAGATTCAGAATGAATGCGACTAATACTAATGTTGGCGGTTATCCTGCGTCAGAGTTGAGAACATTACTTGAAGGCGCAAATGGAGACGGCTCCGGCGCGGTTGCTCAAAAAATAGTTCAACAGTTCGGCGCAAATTATCTTTTGAAGATAAATAAATATTTCCCAAAAGATGCAGGAAATGGCGATTGGCATGATTGCACATTATTCCCTGCAACAGAATTGGAAATATTTGGAGTACCGCTTTATGGCACAGAAGGAGTATATGAAAGTGGTAAAAGAACAGGTTATTCAACACCTGTCCATTTCCCACTTTATAAGGACGGATATATATACAGAATAAAGAGGTGGCATGGCTCAAGGGATTGGTACTTCGAGGCAGTACCTTTTGCCGGCTCTTCCTCCGCCTT